GAAGCTAACTATTTACTGCAAGAAGAAATGATTGAGTTTGAAAGTTACATAGATGACATGGTTGAGGTAGAGCTTAATCAAAGTCAATATGACGCTCTTTGTGCATGGGTGTATAACTTAGGACCTTCTAATCTTGGTAGCTCAACATTGTTAAAAGTTTTGAACGAAGGCAAATACGAAGAAGTGCCACAACAAATTAAACGATGGAATAAAGCAAATGGCGAAGTATTGACTGGTTTGATACGCAGACGTGAAGCAGAAGCTCTACTATTTCAAAGTAAAGAGTGGAGTGAGGTTTAGCATGTCAGACAAATGCACTATACTGACCTTAGACACATTGTGTTTAGGGTTGGGTAGCTACTATGTCACTACCTAGTTACTCAACCTGACTTAGATATGAGCGATATATCACTAAAAGATTTTGATATTCTTTCCGAACAAGACAAAGCAGAAGCAGTAGCTTTACTCAGTCGTTACGAACAATTAGACAAACAAGATTCATGTCAAAACGACTTTATGGGTTTTGTGAAACATATGTGGGGTGACACTTTTATAGAAGGCAGACACCACAGGATAATTGCAGATAAATTCAACAGAATCGCACAAGGCAAGCTAAAACGTCTTATTGTGTGCTTACCACCAAGACACTCCAAATCAGAATTTGCATCAACATTCTTCCCAGCTTGGATGATGGGTTTGAATGGTACTTTAAAGATAATACAGTGTACTCACACAGCTGAATTAGCTGTGCGATTTGGTAGAAAAGTAAGAAATCTCATTGATAGTGAAGATTTCAGAGTTATCTTTCCAAACTTGAAACTGCAAGCAGATAACAAATCAGCTGGTAGATGGACAACAAACCAAGAAGGTGAATCGTTCTATGCTGGTGTTGGTGGTGCGATTACAGGTCGTGGTGCTGATTTACTTATTATTGATGACCCACATTCAGAGCAAGATGCTCTATCGCCTAAGTCACTAGAGTCTGCTTATGAGTGGTATACATCAGGACCTAGACAAAGATTACAACCCGGTGGCACTATAGTAATAGTTATGACTCGTTGGAGTACCAAAGACTTGGTTGGTAAAGTTTTAAAAAAACAAGGTGATGACAATGCTGACCAATGGGAAGTTGTAGAGTTTCCAGCGATATTACCTGATACTGAAAATCCTTTGTGGGGTGAATATTGGAAGAAAGAAGAACTTTTATCAGTCAAAGCATCTTTACCAGTCTCTAAATGGAACGCACAGTGGATGCAAAACCCAACTTCTGAAGAAGGCTCTATTGTAAAAAGAGAGTGGTGGCAACAATGGCAAGGTGAAGACGTGCCTGATTACAGTTATGTAATACAAAGCTACGATACTGCTTTTTCTAAGAAAGAAACTGCTGACTATTCTGCTATTACTACATGGGCTATATTTCAAGATCGTGACGAAGTTGACCAGATAATTTTATTAGATGCTAAAAGGTACAGGGTAGATTTCCCTGAGTTAAAAAGAATAGCCTTTGATGAATACAAGTATTGGGAACCAGATTGTGTGCTTATTGAGGCAAAAGCATCAGGAACACCACTAACACAAGAACTAAGACGTATGGGCATACCTGTCACAGCTTATTCACCCAGCAGAGGTCAAGATAAGATAGCAAGAATGAATAGTGTTGCACCTATATTTGAATCTGGCATGGTTTGGGCTCCTGATGAAGACTTTGCAGATGAAGTAAGAGAAGAACTGGCATCATTTCCATTTGGCGATAATGATGACTACTGTGATAGCACAACTATGGCTCTAATGAGATTTAGACAAGGTGGTTTCTTATCTTTGAAAGAAGATTATCAAGATGAGGCAAAGTTTTTGTCTAAAAACAGAACAGTGTATTATTAATGAAAATATTTTTAACAACATTTATGCACGACACAAAAGAGTATGAAGGACCTGACATACATGCTGAAACCGAAGAAGAAGCTTTGATGATTGCAGAATCACAAGGGTTGATACTAGAAGGTGAGCTGACAGAATTATACTCTTTAGGTGACGAGATTAGACCTAGAGTGCTACACTAAAGATTATGGCAGTAGATAAACAGTTAGGAACAGAAGACAACCCAGACATAATGGAGCAAGGTCAATCTGTTGTAGTAGAGCAAGAACCAACAAGACAAGAATTAATTTCAGACGCAGCCCAAATACTCGTTAGTGAAGATGAAGTGTTGGTAGGCGATGAGTTGCTAGAACAACCAATGCCTCAGATGGATTTTAACTCTAACTTAGTAGAATTTATAGATGAGGATATTTTACAAAAAATAGCTTCTGATTTAATGAGCTCTATAGAGGGTGATAAACAATCAAGAAGTGAGTGGGAAAAAACTTACAAAGAAGGTCTTGAGTATCTTGGCATGAAGTTTGACGAACAAAGATCGCAACCATTTGAAGGCAGTTCTGGTGTGGTTCATCCTTTATTAGCAGAAGCAGTTACACAGTTCCAAGCTCAAAGTTACAAAGAAATGTTGCCAGCCAAAGGTCCTGTAAAGACAGAAATCGTTGGTGCTAGAACAATAGAAACAGAAAGTCAGGCTGAAAGAGTACAAGCCTTTATGAACTATTACATCATGAATGTAATGAAAGAGTATGACCCAGAGCTAGATATGTTGTTGTTTTATTTACCACTAGCTGGTTCTGCATTTAAGAAAGTTTATTTTGACTTTGTTACAAACAAAGCTGTATCTAAGTTTATACCACCAGAAGATTTAATAGTGCCTTACGAAGCCTCTGACATGTCTTCAGCTGAAAGAATTACACATGCTATCAGTATGTCTTTGAATGAAGTCAAGAAACAACAAATAACAGGTTTTTATGCAAATGTAGATATACCTGAGACAAACTATGGTGAAGACACATCTGACATAGAAGGTGCTATAGACGAAATACAAGGCGTTTCTCCGAGCTACAAAGAAGATAGAAATAGAACCATATACGAAATACACACTGTTTTAGATATAGAAGGTTTTGAAGATTTAGATGCAAATGGTGAGCCTACAGGTCTTAAATTGCCTTACATAATCACCATAGATGAAAACTCAGAGACTGTTCTAGCTATTAGAAGAAACTACATAGAACAAGACCCACTCAAAAACAAAATTAATTATTTTGTGCAATATAAGTTTTTACCCGGATTAGGATTCTATGGCTTAGGTCTATCACACATGATTGGTGGTTTATCTAAAGCTTCTACCTCTATACTGAGACAACTTATAGATGCTGGTACGTTAGCTAACTTACCAGCTGGTTTTAAAGCAAGAGGCATGAGAATCAGAGATGAAGATGAGCCTTTACAACCCGGTGAATTCAGAGATATTGATACGACTGGTGGTTCTTTGAGAGAAAACCTTATACCTCTACCGATAAAAGAACCAAGCAATGTATTGATGCAATTACTTGGCTTATTGGTCGATTCTGGTAAAAGATTTGCTGCTATTGCTGACATGAACGTAGGTGATAGTAACCAAGCTATGCCTGTTGGTACTACTGTAGCCTTATTAGAAAGAGGTACAAAGGTCATGAGTGCTATCCACAAAAGATTGCACTACGCACAGAAAATAGAGTTTGAACTATTAGCTAAAGTGTTTGCAGAGTATCTGCCACCTTCTTATCCTTTCCAAGCTGGCACAGCTCCTAATGAAATTAAACAACAAGACTTTGATGGTCGTGTTGACATAGTACCTGTATCAGACCCCAACATATTTTCACAAAGCCAAAGAGTTACACTAGCACAAGAATTGTTAATGATGGTTCAGTCCAATCCTGAGATACATGGTCAACAAGGTATGTACGAAGCATACAAAAGAATGTACGCAGCATTAGGGGTAGACAACGTGGAATCACTTATACCTCCACCTCCAGACATGACACCACAACCTGTTGATGCTGGTTTAGAGAACAGTAATCTTATGTTAGGTATGCCAGCTCAAGCCTTTGAAGGACAGAACCATGAAGCTCATTTAGAAACACATAAGAGTTTGTTTTTGACACAAGTGGTAAAAGATAACCCACAGATACAATCAATAATCATAAGTCACTGTATGCAACACTTACAGTTCTTATCATCACAAATAGCGAGTCAGCAGATACCACAAGAAGTGCAAATGCAATTACAACAAGCACAGGCAGAAATGCAACAGATGCCAGCAGACCAAGTTATGCAAATGCAACAACAAATACAAATGACTTTAGACCAATACAGTGCACCAGTTATGGCACAACTTACATCTGAGTTCTTACAATCCATAGGTCAAGGTCAAAGTAACGACCCATTGGTTGATATAAGAAAGTCAGAGCTTGATTTGAAAGATAAAGAGCTTGATATTGAGTCACAACAATTTACACAAAAACAAAATCAAAGAGCACAAGAGAAGATGCAAGAGAACATGTTGCAAGAACAACGCATAAATGTGCAAAAAGATATAGCTGATGATAAACTAAATGTAGCTATAGACAGATTAAGACAAAATGCTGATTTAAAGCTTATGGAATTAGGTACAAAAACGAGGAATTAATTATGGCAACATCATTCAAACAAAAAGCAGTAGCTGAACTTAGAGCTGCTAAAAAAATTGAAAGAGAACAAGAAGCTAAAGCACAAGCAGAGCACGAACAAAAAGAAGCTGCCAAGCTATTGGCTAACGAGCAAAGAATAGCAGATAAATTGGCACGAATAGAACAACCAGAGCCTGTTGTTGAAGAAGTGGTAAAAGAGAAACCAAAATCAAAGGCAAAACCAAAAGCTAAAACTACAACAAAAAAAAGAGGCAGACCAGCTAAGGCTAAAAAATAATGGCTGATGATTATGAGTTGCTTGACGCAGTTAAAAAAATTATATCGCAAAGAGAGTCTCAGATAGGCGAAACCATGATGTCAGGTGGTTTAAAAGATATGGAACATTATAAATATTTGCAAGGAGAACTATCTGCTTTA